TATACACGACAACGCCGACACCCTGCGGCAGCGCAGCCGGATGCTCTACATGAGCGCACCGATTGCCACGAGTGCCATCAACACCAACCGCACAAAGGTGGTCGGCACTGGCCTGACCCTGAAAGCTACTGTTGACAGGGATGTGCTGGGGCTTTCCCCGGAGGCAGCTAAAGAATGGCAGACCAAGACCGAGGCAGAGTTCCGGCTTTGGGCAGAGAACCGTCGCAGCTGCGATGCCATGGGGCTGAACAACTTCTACGGCTTGCAGCAGTTGACGTTGAAAAGCTGGCTCATGAGCGGCGATGTGTTCGCCGTGGTGAAAATTCGCAACCCGGACAAGCTGCATCCCTATGGTCTGCGGCTTCATCTTGTTGAGGCCGACCGAGTGTCCACCCCGGACAAGTTCGGCGGTCTGCTGGATGGCCTGGGCTACACCGAGGGCAAGAACCCCAGCAACGGCAATAAAATCTATGACGGCGTGGAAGTGGACAGCAGCGGCGCAATCGTGGCCTACTGGGTGCGCAACACCTACCCGCACGAGTGGAAGAACGATACAACCACATGGCAGCGGGTGGAAGTGGTTGGCGATAAAACCGGGCTGCCCCAGATCCTGCACATCATGGAATCGGAACGCCCGGACCAGTACCGCGGCGTTCCGCTCATTGCGCCCATCATCGAACCGCTGCTCCAGCTGCGCAGATACACCGAATCGGAACTGATTGCAGCACTGGTCCAGAGCTACTTCACAGCGTGGATTGTGTCGCAAACGCCCAAGAGTGCAATTCCGTTCAACGAAGTGGGTGGTGGCGACCTCGGCGGCGTTCCTGTTGACAACCCGCAGACCGACAATGCCAGCCATAGCGAGAACGAGTACGAGATGAGCCCTGGTCAGGTGTTCCACCTCAACAAAGACGAGGACATCAGGTTCGGAAGCCCGAATGTTCCGACCGCTGGCTTCGATACGTTCGTCAAAACGCTGTGTAAGCTGATGGGCGGCGCCATTGAGATGCCGTACGAACTGCTGCTGAAAGAGTTCAACGCCAGCTATTCGGCAAGCCGCGCCGCCCTGCTGGAGGCGTGGGAGGCGTTCAAGATGCGCCGCACATGGTTGGTGGACAGCTTCTGCCAGCCTGCGTATGAAATCTGGCTGGCGGAGGCCGTAGCCCGCGGGCGAGTAATCGCTCCGGGCTTTTTTGATGACCCGTTGCTCCGTGCAGCGTGGTGCGGTGCCCGCTGGATTGGCCCTGTTCAGGGTAGTCTTGACCCGCAGAAAGAGGTCGAGGCAGCAATCCTCCAGACTCACCACGGTTTCCGCACCCATGAGCAGGTCACCCGCGAGATGGGAGGTGGCGACTGGGAAGAAAACGCTGAACAGCTGGCTCGTGAAAATGAGCTGCTGAAAGCCGCTGGCAGCGAGGGCGTAATCGAGACCACAGCCAGCATTACGACACAAGGAGGTAAGCAAAATGCCCAAACCGAATAATGCGCTGCAGGTGAACATCCTGCGGCCTTGTTATGCAATGGCCAGCACCGACGGCCAGACCGCCGACATTACCATGTACGGCGAAATCGTGGAAACGCAGCCCATCGACTGGTGGACTGACGAGCCGATTCCGGGACAGTACATCATCGAGAGCGAGTTCCTGTCAGACTTGCAGCAGGTCGAAAACTGCCCGCAGATCATCATCCGCATGGACAGTCTGGGCGGCGATGCGGGCGTTTCCATCCTGATTCACAACAGGCTGCGTGAACTGGCCGCCAAGGGCACGAAGCTGACCTGCATTGTGGACGGCGTGGCCATGTCTGGCGGCAGTCTTATCATGTGCGCCTGCGATACGGTAAAGGTGAATCCTTCCAGCCTTGTGATGATTCACAAGTGCTGGACTCCCATTCGAGGCGCGCTCAATGCTGACGAACTTCGCAAGGCCGCGGAAGCCAATGATGCATGGGATAAGAGCCAAGTCGCCATCTACAAGCGGAAGACTGGCCTGTCTGAAACCGTGCTGCTGCACATGATGGGCGACACCACCTATATGACGGGCAAGGAGGCCATCGAAAAAGGCTTTGCCAATGAGCTGCTGGACGATGCCGAGCCCGTGGCAATTTCCGCAAGCGCAGACCGCCAGACCATCTACGCAAAGGGTCACGCCCTGCGCCTGATGCCCGGCGTAAAGCTGCCCGACAACATCCCCATGGCTAAAGCGGCTGCACCTGCTGCCGCTGCTGCAAATACACCGGCGGCACCCGCCGCCCAGTCCAACGAAGGAGGACAATCCACTATGGCAAACAATGCAAATCCCACCACTGCAACCCCCGCAGCGGAAAACCCGCAGGCCGCAGTTGACGCAGCCGTGAGCGCGGAGCGCAACCGTCTGGCCGAAATCGATTCGGTGGCAAGCCTGTTTGACCCCGCTCTGGTGCAGGAGGCTAAGTACGGCGAGACCGCTTGCGATGCTCGCGAGCTGGCATTCCGCGCCGCCAAGGCTGCTGCTGCGCAGGGTCACGAGTTCTTGAAGAACCTGGCAGCGGACAACGCCGCATCTGGTGCACAGAACGTGGAGGCTGTTCCGGGCGCGTCTGCATCTGGCAGCCCGGAATCTCTGCCCGATGCAAAGGGCAATGTGCCCAAGACGCAGGCCGAGCTCATGGCTGCTGCCGACGCAGCCGTCGCCGAACTGCTCGACGATGACAAGAAGTGAGGAGGAACACTACTATGAGCGAACTGAGCAAATCTCTCGGCACCATGGAGTATGACGGCCTGATTGCCGACATCAATCCCAAGCTGGTTGTCAGCGGCGGCACCCTCCGCAAGCTGGGCACCGCCGGCACCATCAAGCGCGGCACCATTCTGGCAAAGTCCGGCGGTACCGCAGGCGATAACAAGCTGGTGGCACTGGGCACAGCTGCCAGCGGTGATACGGAGACCCTGACCGCATACGCCATCCTGTGCGATGATGTTGAGGTTGGCACCACTGATGATGTGACCGTTCCCGTCTATCTGGCCGGCTGCTTCAACCTGAACAAGTGCGTCACCATCAATGATCATACCATCACCGAGGCCGAGAAGGACGCCCTGCGTAACGGCGGCATTTTCTTCAAGGCTGCTGCACCTGCACTGTAAGAGGAGGAACTACAATGCCTGCTGAACTGAATTTCTTTGACACCTATACCCTGATGGCCGTGCAGAAGCGCATTGTGCCCAAGCAGACTTTTTTCCGTGACCGCTACTTTCCCACGGAGGAGGGCGACATCTTCAGCTCCAACAAGGTGCTGACCGAGTACATGGACGGCGACCGCAAGATGGCAGCCTTTGTGTCGCCTCGTGTCGGCGCAATCCCGATGGAGCGCACGGGCTACGAGGTCCACGAGTTTGAGCCTGCGTCCATCGGTGTGAGCCGTCCTCTGACCTCTGATGACCTGACGAAGCGTGGCTTCGGCGAGGCCATCTATGCCAACAGCACCCCTGCCAAGCGTGCCGCAAAACTGGTCCAGAGCGATCTGGCTGACATGGATGGCCGTATCACCCGCACCGAGGAGTGGATGTGCGCACAGACCATGCTGGACAACGGATGCGTCATGCAGGAGATGATCGACAACGTGACCAAGGGCGAGGCAAAGGTCGTGAATTTCTACAATCCCGGCCACGAGAACGACCACATCTACACTGCCGCCCACAAGTGGAACGAGGAAGGTGGCAATTTCTTTGGCGACGTTCCGGCTATGTGCCGGCTGCTGTCCAAGCGTGGTCTGCGCGCTGCCGACCTGCTGCTGGGTGCTGATGTTTATGACGCAGTGATGAATCTCGAAAAGGTTCAGCGTCTGCTGGATAAGAATTCCGGCATCATCATCGGCCAGATTGAGCAGCAGCTGAGCGCATACGACGGTGTTGTCTACGGTGGCACCCTCAACTTCCGCGGCTACAAGTTGAATCTGATTTCTGTTGATGAAACCTATGTGGATTCCACCGACAAGGAGCAGAGTTACTTCCCCAAGACCGATGCCGTGATTACGGCTCCCGGCTGCGGCCATCTGATGTATGGCGCTATCACTCAGATCAACTACGGCGACACCATCCAGTCCACCATTTCTGGCCGCCGTGTTCCGAAGTTCAGCATCGATCAGGAAAACGACACTCGCAAGACCGCCCTGAAGTCTCGTCCTCTGGCTGCACCCAAGAACTACATTCCGTGGATTCGCGCCAAGAACATGGTCGGCTAAGTCCGACCTGAAAGGAGTACACCGATGATTGTTGAAATTCTTTGCGGTGGCTACGGCTGCCCCACCAAGACTGGCGTTCACACTGTTGCGCATGGCGAGCGGTGCGAGGTCAGCGATGCCGAAGCGGCCCGCCTTATCGGGCTGGGTGTGGCGAAATGCGCGTTTTCTGCGCCCACTGCCCCGGAAACCGCCCCTGCGGACGTTCCGGCAACTGCGGAAGGTAACGACACCCCCGCAGCCGAAGCCTCGCAGAACGGCTCTGAGGCGGCGCACCTCGACCCCGACCAGCTGCACGACATGACTGTTGCCAATCTGAAAAAGCTGGCCGCAGATATGGGCATCGACACCAAGCAGCTCAAGACAAAGGACGCACTCATTCAGGCTATCTGCGCCGAGGACGTTGTGCCCGGTGACGAGTGCACCGATGGCCCGGAACTGTCCGCTGCGATGCCCACCGCATGAGCGGCTTCAAGGACGCTGTTCAGGAAGACCTGAACGGCGTTTTCTTGAATCTGGACGAGTTTGCCGAAACGTATACCGTCTACTACGATGGCGAGGAGTACTCCGATGTGCCTCTCGTGCTTACTGGCCTGAATGAGAAAGAGCGTGTGCGCCAGACCATCAGCGACCACGCACAGGGCTTGTATCAGGTCAGCAGGGTGCTGCACTGCAACATTGCATCCCTCGGCGGAAACCAGCCGGAAAAGGGGTGCAAGCTCAAAATCGAGGAAGACGGTTTCGTTCGCACCTACTATGTGGCATCTTCCGTCTGCGAGATGGGGATGCTGCGTGTGGAGTTGGAGGCGATTGACGAATGAGCGATGTCACAACCGACACTATGATGCACAACGTAAACGCCGGCCTTGCTGTCGATATTGCCGAGGAAGGTTTCGACCGTGTGGCTGCGCTGCTCTCCGGGATTCCAGGCGGCGCAAACAAGGCGGTCGGTTCTGCCCTCGCTCGTGCTGCCGCTGCCGGAAAAACGGTGGCAAAACGAGCCGTGACGCAGGAGTACGCCATCAGCAGCAGCGAGTTTCTCAACCGCACGAAGAACATCAACAACATTCAAAGGGGCAGCGGCGGCGAGATCTCCATCAATTTCGGATACCGGGGCAGCGTGATTCCGCTTCGGGTGTTCGATACCAAGGTGGACCGCAGTGGCCGTGTCGTTACACGTGTTAAAAAATCCAGTTCCCGGCAAGCCATTGACCATGCTTTTTCGGCAAAGATGGGCTCGCACTACGGCATCTACGAGAGGCAGGGCGAAAAACGGTTCCCGGTCAAGGAACTGTATGGCCCAGCCACGCCGCAGATGATGTACTCCAACGAGAGCGTCATGGATTCCATTGAAGAAAAGATGGCATCCACCTATGAGGAGCGCATCGAACACGAGATCACACGAATTTTGAACGGATGGGGTGTGTGATATGAACTGCGTTGTACTGCTTGAACAGCTGAAAGCGTTCACCGAGGAAGTAATGAAAGATATGCTTCTCCCGGTGGCCATGCAGAAAGGCGATACCGAACAGGAAGAACGTGCACCTGCGGTCTACCTGATGCGGTTGCCCGACAGCAAGTCGGCCCAGAAAAAGGCCCCCTACATCATCCACCGCATCATCCCTCTGTCCACCGAACAGCAGCCGGGCAGCGAGGAGCGTACGGTCGTTTCTGTGCGCTCTATTTTTTGCTGCTACAACCCGGATGAACAGGAAGGCGAGCTTGCACTCCTGAACATGATGGAACGCTTTCGGGTGGAATTGCTCAAAAAGCGCAAAATCGGCGGCATTGGTTCCGATGGAAAAATGCGGTACCAGTTCGCCCTTGACCTTTCTCCCGGTCACAATCTGGAAAGCCTGCCCTACGATGAGTGGTCTGGACAGTATTACGCCGGAGAGATGATTACTTACTGGAAGCTGCCTACCGTGCAGCAGACGGAGGATATCAAATTATGGCGGTAAAAAAGACCGCGGCGGAACAGCCCGCCGAAACCACCGTAAACGCCGAGCCTGCGCAGAGCAAGCCCGGCGTTTCCATTTACGTCGGTCCGTCTATTCTGGGCTATATCCAGAAAAACACGATTTACCCCTGCGCTGCTGCGGAGGCTGTGAACCGTGACGATGTGAAGATTGCCACCGAGAAATATCCCGGCGTGGCCGACTTCATCATCGATGTGGCCGAACTGAACACCACGCCTGAAAAGGCAAAAGCACGCGGCGAGGCCATCCTTGCGTATGCCCGGATGCTCGCCAAATCCAAGTAAGGAGGATTACATACTATGGCAGATCATGGTATTAACGTCAGCCGCGCCGACACCGCCGTGGCGACCCCGAACGCCGCAACCTGCGGCATTCCCTTTGTCATCGGCACTGCACCGCTGTCCAAGGCAACCGGCACCGCCGCAACCGCTGGCACCCCGGTGCTCTGCACGAGCTATACCGAAGCGGAGGAACAGCTGGGCTATGACAACGACTGGAAAAAGTTCACCGTTTGCGAGGTGATGTACTATCACTTCAATCTGTGCGCTTGCCAGCCGGTCATTTTCCTGCCGCTCGCGGAAAACGCTGAGGCCGAGGCCGTGGCAGCTGCCGTTGAGCAGGTCGAGGCTTGTCTGACGATGTTCGGCATCGTACCCGACCTGATTATGGCACCCGGCTTCTCCAAGGATGCTACCGTTTCCGCTGCAATCGATGCGAAAGCTGGCTCTATCAACGGCATGTTCACTGGCAAGGCTCTGGTGGATATTTCCGCAAAAACCTACACTGCTGCGGTTCAGGCAAAAAACAGCGGCACCTTCACCGAAAAGACCATCCTGTGCTGGCCTAACGGCACTCTGGGTAATCTGAAGTTCCATGGCTCCACCGTCATGGCGGGCTGTCTCGCGGAGACCGACACCAAAAATGGCGGTATCCCTTACGAGAGCCCTTCCAACAAGACCGTCCACATCGACGGCCTGTGCGACGATGACGGCGCAGCTATCAACCTGACCTACAATCAGGCAAACGTGGTCGATGCCGCTGGCATCTGCACGTTCCTGAACTTCATGGGCGGATGGACTGCGTGGGGCAACCACACTGCATGCTACCCTAAGTCCACCGATGTGAAGGACTACTTCATCCCCCTCAGCCGGATGTTCGACTACGTTTCCAACACGCTCATCAAGACTTTCTGGTCTAAGCTGGACAAGCCGATGAACCGCCGCCTGATTGACACCATTTTGGACAGCGCAAACGTTTGGCTGAATGGTCTGGTTGGCGCAGGCTACCTGCTGGGTGCCCGCGTGGAGATGCTGGAAAGCGAGAACCCTCTGACCAGCCTGATGGCGGGTAAAATCAAGCTGCACGTCTACATGACCCCGCCCTCTCCGGCGCAGGAAATTGACTTCGTGCTGGAGTATGACGCTGACTATGTGACCAGCGCACTCCAGTCCTAAAGAGGAGGTACTACTATGGCAATCGATCAGAGCATTATCAATTTTGCTGTCTACGAAGACAGCATTGAGTATGCGGGAATGGCAAAAGCTACACTGCCTGATGTGACTTTTCTGACGCAGTCTATCTCCGGCGCCGGCATCGGCGGCAACATTGATGCCGTTATTTTGGGTCATCTCGAAGCAATGACCCTTGGTCTGGAATTTCGCACCACTACGGCACAGTCCATCAAGCTGTCCGAGATTCGCCGCCACCAGATTGATCTGCGTGTTCCTGTTCAGTATGAGGATCCCATCAATGGCACTATTGATGCTCGTTCTGAAAAGCACGTTCTTGTCGTTATTCCGAAGTCCACCAAGGGCGGCACTATCGCTCCGGCGACTCCCGCCAACGGCTCCGGCGAGTACGCTGTCCGCTACTGGGCAACTTATCTCGATGGCAAGAAGGTGCGTGAACTGGATCCGCTGAACTTCATTTGCTACATCAACGGCACGGATTATCTGGCAGCTGTCCGCAAGGCGCTGGGCAAGTAATCAGAGCCAATCGTTATGCCGGGGCTGCATTTTGCGGCTCCGGCCTATTTTTTAACTGCGAAAGGAGCAGCCGCTATGAACACCACCATCAGCGATAAGGAGTACGATGCAGCCATCGCCGCTGCGAACAAAGCTGCCACCGACCCTTATGTGTACGTCCACAAGCTCATTCAGCCGTTTGAGTATGAGGGCAAGAAGTACGACACCCTGACGTTTGACTTCGGCAAGTTGACCGGCAACGATTCGCTTGCAATCGAGGCTGAAATGTCCGCTCTGCGCCAGCCGGTTATCGTGCCGAGCATGAGTGCGGGATATCTGATTCGGATGGCTTGCCGGGCGTGTACGCAGCCCATCGGCGTTGACGTTATCGGCGCAATGAGCATTCGGGATTACAACACCATCCGCACCAAAGCAAGAAATTTTTTGATGCTGTCGGATGTGTAACTGATGATGGTGGAGAGTGGCTGCGGCGGCAAGCCCTTCTGATGGCGCAGGGCAACAACACCCCTGCACCATACTGGCTTGCAATGCCTCTGTATCAACTGCGGCAATGGATTGATACCAACAATGCCATTGTTGCCGAGCGCGAAAAGGCGAGAAAGGCGAAGTAGTGGCTCGAAAAGAATGGGAGTTGCTGTTCAACCTGTCCGCCAAACAGAACAGCAACTTCTCCAGCACCTTCAAGGCTGCACAGTCTGCCCTTGTGGAAACACAGAACAGAATCCAGCAGCTGAACAAGGTACAGTCCGACATAACCGCGTACCAGAAGCAGCAGCAGGCCGTTGACTCCACCAAGCAGCGGCTGGTCGTGTTGCAGCAGCAGTACGACAACATCCAGAGAGAGATTCAGGAGACCGAGGGCTATTCCTCTGCGCTGGAAAACAAGCTGATTTCCAAGCAGGCGCAGATCGACAAGACCACGACCTCCCTGCACACCTATGAGCAGCGTCTGGCTGCCACCGGGAACACCCTGCGGGAAGCTGGCGTGGACACCACGCAGCTGACAGCAGAAACCACTCGGCTGGAAACCGAGGTCGATAAGCTGAAAGACCAGCAGGTTGACCTCAAAAAGACCATGGACGAGGCCGGAGAGGGCGCAAAGGGCTTCGGCGAAAAATCTGTCGAAGCCCTCGATGCCGTTGAATCTGTGCTTGCCACGGCTGGCATCGCAAAAGCCCTCGGCGAAATCAAAGACGCATACATGGACTGCATCAACACCACAGGTGATTTTGAGGCATCCATGAGCAACGTCGAAGCCCTGTCCGGCGCATCCGGCGATGAACTGGAAGCCCTGTCCGACAAAGCCAAGGAGATGGACGCAAGCACAAAGTTCACCGCCGGTGAATCTGCGGACGCTTTGTCTTACATGGCTCTGGCAGGCTGGAACACCCAGTCTATGCTGGAGGGCATCAGCCCGGTGCTGAATCTGGCTGCTGCCGCCAATATGGACTTGGCACAGGCGTCTGATATTGTCACAGACTATCTGACCGCCTTTGGTCTGAAAGCCTCCGACACCACTCACTTTGTCGATGTGATGGCCTACGCTATGGCTCACTCCAACACGGACGTGATCCAGCTGGGCGAGGCATACAAGGCGTGTGCATCTACCGCCACCTCCCTCGGCTACTCTGTCGAGGAAACAACCGCAGTTCTGGCTACCATGGCCAATGCCGGTGTTAAGGGCGGCGAGGCTGGCACAGCCCTGAA